CGCTGACGATGCTGTTGTTCGGGATGTCGCCCAACTGCAGCGGCGCACCGTCCTCGCGCAGCAGGGGCAGCACACCCGCCCCCGCATTCAGCGTACTGGCACCGGGATTCGGATTCGCCGCCCGGAAGCGAATCTGCAGGCCGTTCGGATACGCAGCCAACGGAGGACTGAGCACCACCGCATACGCGCCGGCAGTGCCAGTATCGAGCGCATAGTTCCCGGAGCGCGCCTCGATCATGTTCTGAATCGCCAGGGTGAGCTGCCCGCTCGACGCCTTCGAAGGAACCAGGCCGCCGGCATTCACCACGGCCAACAGTTCCAACATGACCGCATTGAGGAATTCCGCTGGCACAACCGTGGGATCGACTCCGCCAGCCACGTCACCGTCGGTGAAGTAACCCGGCAGGCCCAGGGCGGTTGACGCCGGCAGCGTCTGCGAGGCGCTTTGAACATCAATTTGATACATCTATCACCTCAGTTGAAAACGAATTTAAGGAGGCCATATGGCGGCGCCAGCCGCTGCATTTCCTGCTGCAGTAGCGTTGGGCCGTATGCGCCAAAGGGCATGGATGGCAGTGCGTGCGCCGTGACGATCCATTCGAACATCCGCTCAACTCCGCCCACGTGTGCACCAGCGCGGCTCTGCCCACACCGGAATGGCGCATTACCTTTGACACTGATCTGGTAACCGAGCAAAGCCGCGTAGCTGGAAAAATCAGACACCGATATGCCATTAGCGCCGATCAACCGCGCCACGACCAGAGCCTGGCGGGCCGGCACGCTCACCGCCGGACCTGCGCTGGTGGCGCTCAGGCCCAGCGTCGCCTCCCATTCCGGCAACAACTCATTGGCAGACGGCGGGAACGCATCGACCAGCAGGTTATTCGCGCGCCCGTTGTTCACCTCGTAGGACTTTGTCAGGCCAGCCAACACCTGCGCCTGTACCGATGCGCTATCACGCGGCCAGATCCGCCCGCGCGGCATCAGTGCCTGGAGCGCCGCCAGGTAGTCGTCAGAACTGAAAAGTGGAGCGGCCATTCTCAATTCCCCTTGCTAATGGTACCCAGCACCGGGAGCTGCCCAGTGCCGCAAACGATATCTGCGGTCGGGGTCACGGTGAAGGCCGCGCCACTGACCACGCTTGCGATAGCCGTCCAGAGCACACCAAACGGGATCGTCCCGCCCGGCGAGCCCTGAGCCAGCAGCGTGGCCGCAACGGCATTTGTCGCAGCGGTCATGCGCGCGTCATCCAGGCCTGCAATGGTCAGATTGACGGCGTGGGGTGTGGGCGCCGCGACGTAGACCACTCCGATGGCCGCCTGGTCGTTATAGACGTAGTTGGCGACGCCGAGCTGATCACCAGTGGCAGCGATGCCGCGCCGCTCTGCGGTCGCAACGCCATTCGCCCCCTGCGGGAAACCACCAGCTGCGGCGCGCAGTTGGTCGAACATCACATACAGCACCACCGTACCCAAGCCAAAGCCGTTGGGCGCACACCAGGCGCGCGTGACACCAGGCGCGTTCATCGCCCAGCCTGCATAATCGGACGAGCCTCCCCCCTGGGGCGCGTTCTGGTATGCCGCCAGCATCCGGCTTCGCAGGCTGTCACTGTCCTCAATGTCCGCGCCTCCCTTGACCTCGACACTGACGCTTCCGGTCGACCGCACGCCATTGATGGAATTGGATAGCGTCATCGTGGCGCCGACAGGTGTGTTCCCGAATGCCCCGGCCAAGCCCGCAGGATCGGCAACGGCGCTTACTGGCACCGCAGCAGTACCATCCGCGCCCACGACGGTGGCAGCGGTCGTGACGAAGGCGACCCCATCACTGCGCGCGACTCCCGCACCGGCGGGAATGAGCACATTGGGGTTACCTGTGAACGTGACGACACCGGTAGCACTGGTCGGTGGTTCACGGAAGACCTTCTTCAGCGCCGCCCACCCTTCCAGGAATTCGTCCGTGCAGGTGAAGGGGACCGCCTGCTTGGCCACCCAGTCCAGGTAGCCATAGTGCAGATTGGCCAGACCCGCCTGGGCACGGCCGGTAATGTTTAGGTTCGAGAAGCGCAGCAGCGCGTCCGATCCCTTGAGGCTTGATGCGATGTCACTGGCCACCTGTTCCTGCAGGGAGCTGAGACTTGGTCGTGCGTAAGGCATGTCAGGTACTCCAATTCCAGAAAAATTGCATAGCGGTCGGGCCACCGGCAGGCTTGTACGCCACCACGTTTGCACCAAGCATTCCGGGCTTCGTCCATTCGACCGTGATGTCGAAATGCCCAACCACCCTGTCATCGATCAGCCACTGCAGCGCCTCGGCGATGTAGTCCTTGGCCAGGTTGAGCGTCTCGACCGTCTGCTTTGCACGTCGGAGCAGCCATAGGCGTGAACCGATCGCGACGTCCTGCCCAGCATCGCCCCACCAACCACCTGGGTCGTCGGACCCATCGGGGATTTCGTCATCCGCGTTAGCCACCCTGTCGGTGAACAGGCTGATCAAGACGGCGTTTTGAAGATCATCACCAGTGGCGAGCTGGCCGCCGCTAAGCGCCCAGTCACCAAACCCAGTCGCGGGGTTCCAGAAAATCGTTGTATCGCTCATTCAGTCTGATTTGGTTTGTTGGTCGAAGCGCTGTCGGTACCCAGCTTGACGTTGCTGACCAGATGATTGTGGTTGTTGAACACCTGGCGCATACCAGCCATCGATTTGCTGCCGTGGTCGGAGATATCGCCCTGCGCAGTGACGTTTTCGGTGACGTTCAGGTTCTGCTCCACGGTCGCGTCCTTCGCAACAACCAACTGGCCGTCTATGTGCATATCGCCCGTCGCGTGCACCATCGGCGTATCGAGCGTGACAGAAGGGGTGTTTTGCACCAGCACAGGAAGGCCCGCACCGTTGATCACGATGCCCTGTTGCGTCAGGTATACCGACTGTCCCAAGTTGTCGGAAATGGACACCTCGCCGGGTTTTAGGCTGCGCATTCGGAATTGCTGGTTTCCTGTGGCGACAATCACACCATCGCGGCGGTTTCCGCCAACGAAGACCAGCACCGCATCCGATTCCGGCGGCGGCATCGAATTAAAACCATACTCAGCGAGGCGGGGTACGTCATCAAAGGTCTCAAACTGGCTTAGGCAGACCTGCTGCAACTGTGCCGGCCCGTCATCACCGCCTGTCTTGATCCGACCACGACCGATCACCAGCAAGATGCGCCGGTACATGCGCTCAATGGCGCCGTGTAGTTCGCTCATCGTATCTCCTATTGGGCACCGATCTCGGCAGGTCCCTGCTGCAGCAGAATCGGCTCCGGCGAAAACGCCTCGGGCGGCATGATCACCAGGTCAGCAGCAGTGCCTTCCTCACCACGGCGATACGTCACCTCACTGATCAGCCAGGTCCGCTTTACGATCTTGAGGAACGGGATGTCGACATCGACCAAAGTGTTCGGGGTATACAGCTTTCCTGCAGAATCACGCCAACTGTCTGTTGTCAGGCGCAACTGGACCGAGCGGCCGTAGCGTCGGCTGCACTCCCATAGCGCGCGCTGTTTGGCCACGTCACTGCCCATGTCGCCCCCTTCGGCCACAATCACCCGGCGCCGGTGCCGCTTGATATTCGGGTTGTTAACAACTGCGACCGTATTGCCCGCGTCACCGGCGTCCTGCAGAACATCCATCGACATTCGAACAACCAGGTACTCCGAATACTGCTGATCGACCGAGCGCGGACAGGAAGCGTTTTCAACGTTGACGCCCTGTTGAAATCCGCTCGCAGCCTTCTTGGTCCCGACTTGGCTCAGCACCAGATTGCCGTCCGGCCCCTCGTAGGCCAGCAACGCGCTGTAGCGGCATACGCGCTCGATGATCTCGAACGCGGTCTCTCCGTTGTTCAGCACCATCAACGGGATCGCACCGCCTGGGCTGCCCACGCAGCTCGCCGTCAGGTTGTACGGCTCGCACAGCTTCTGCGCCACGCCGAGCGCGCTGGACGCGGAAATCTGGCCTCCATCCCATTCGGCAGCACAATCCACCAAGTCCTGACACCGGCCCCGGCCGGTCGCCTGGACGGCATGCTGCCCTTGGTTGATCGTCGGGACGAAGCGGTCGAGGTAACCCCTGATGACAAGATCGTCGCCGAGCAGGATGTCGCAGGGATCACCTTCGTTCATCACCGTAGTCGTCCCGGACAACTCGCCAGGGAAGCGCTCCGTCATCGAAATCTCAAAATCGTTCGGGCACCGCTCAATCCCGGCCGTGACCCGGATAGAGTCCCAGCCGGAAAGGCGTGTGCCGCCCACAACGAGCGTGAGGTCGTCTTGCATCATTTCCACCTTCGGGATGCCGCCGTAGCGGCAGGTTCATCGGGCCAGCGCTTTGAATGCCGGCGGCATAAATGCGGGGTGGATCGGGTTTGCCTCGGCCACCAACTGATCGGCCCTACTGGCATCCCGGTAAAGGCGCTGCGCTAGGGCCAATGCCGGTACGGAGTGTGGCGTAGATACTTGCACCATGGTGGAAAGATCAG